TTGTGCTTCAATCTTTTCGTTGTTACCTTCAGAAGGAGCAAAAGAGTCAGTTAACCATTCGTGGTTATCTGCTGTTGCTCTTCCGGTTTTAATGCCAGAAGTGAATGGAGTTTGGTAAGGTGATACGTTGAAAATGATGTTGCCCAAGTCTTCTCGGACGTTATCAGCGGTTTCTAAGACCGCTGCGGATGTTGAAGTAATTGTAGCCATGATAATTTACCTATTTAAAAGAATCGAGAATTAAATCTACGGCAGATTCTTTGCTAATAGACCCGTCAGCTTGTACAGCTTTTTGGACTCTAGCGCGTTTTGCCGCAGCCTGTTTTTCCGCACGACTCTTTGACGTTCCTTTCCTTATAACAGTTTTAGAAGTCTTCTTTTGTTTAGGTTTTTTACTTTCAACTACCTGCTTTTGTGCATTGCTTGCCATAGCTGCATCATGCAAAACTTTTAAAGTTACAGCATCAGTAACACTATTTAAAAGCTCTGGGTTTCCACCTATGCTTTGATAGTATTCAGTCATCATTGCTACTTTTTGTGTTGCAGTGTTTTGGTCTGCAAAACCAGGCTCAAGTTGTATCAAAACTTCTGCCTGTTGTGTAGCTAATTCCTGATCTTTACCTTGTTGTAACTGTTTGTTTTGTTCAACAGCTTTTGTTGCAATAGCGTTTATTTCAGATCGTTTTTGATCGTAAAGAACCTTTGCTTCTAAAGCTTGTTCGTAAGCATAAGGGTCTGACTCTTTGAGTGCCATAAGCTCTTGAGTGCTGTGCTTGGGAGCATTCCCATACACCATAGCTTGTGCAATTTGTAGAAGTTTTGTTGTTTCTTCTAGTGATTGCTTACTATTTGTCTCAAAGTCTTTTCGCTCATCTGCCAGCGCCTGAGTCTTGCGAGTATAATCACCCTGCATCAATATGCCACTCTTGATTTTTTCAATATCATCAAGACCGTTCTCATTCAAGAACTCTTTGGCAGAAACTAAATAATCGTATTCGCTGTCGTCAAGCTCGATGTCACCAGACATTTCTGGCTCATCACTCTCTTCCAACTCATCGTCTTCAGTTTGATCGAGTGTTTCTTCCACTTCGTCTTTGAGGTATTCTTCTTCAAATTCCTCTTCTAACTCAGCTTCAGGTACAGAATCATTCTCAATTTCTCCTAAATCTTCTTTAGGATTGATCATGCCCAATATTGCTTCAAGTCCAGCAGTTTCTGTAATTGGGTCGTTAATAGAGAGTTCCGAGGAATTGTTCTCATTTGTATTGCTCATTTTAATATCCTTTAAGGGTCGGCTTTGCCGTTATCCTTTGTTAAGTGATAATTTTTGGTTTGTTTTTTTGCAGTTCTAGGTATTGCTGAAGAGTTGGTGAATTAAACAACTCGTCAGTAAACCCATCTACCTCTTGTAACGTCAACTTAGTAAACGCTACTCCTCGCATCCAGTTAACCAAATCACCAGATACAATGTAATATTCTTTATCTTCCTCGGATTTGTTTTCCAAGTGTTTCTCGTTGGTTTGCATACCACTCCAAGTTCTCTTTTAAAGCCTTAACTACTTTAACCTCTCTCCAAAGAGCTTCACCTTGTTCTGGGTTCTGCACTCCAGAAAAAGCCCTGTATAGATTATCTTCCATTTCTTGAAAGATAAACTGTACTGCGCCATCCTCAATAAGCCTTGCGGCTGCATTTGCTACTTTTAACTTAGCATCGTTATTTGCGTTTTCACTAACTAAGCTAGTTACCAATCTTGACTGGTCTCTCACTACGCGCCTCCAGATTCAATTCGGCTAACTTAAATTCATTCTCATCTTCATGCTCTTTAACTTTAAGCATAAACTCTTGCTCTTTAAGCTTAAACTGCGCCCTATCTATCTCAAGCTTCTCACGCTCTATTTCTATCTGAGCCATAAGCGCTTGCTCCTGTGGAGTTGGGCCTTCCGGCTCTGGTCGGCCTGTAAACTCAGGAGGAGGTGCAGTAAAGTACCTTCCGCTTGCGCTCTTATCATACAGTCTTACCATATCTTCTTGCAACTGTACAATCTGCTGTGGTGTAACAGTTATTCCTAAGCCTCCAGCGCCAGCCATAGCTTGCTGTGCAGCCATAGTCTGTTGCATATGGAATAAATGTTCAGTTTTAGATCCGTTACCTAAACCAACCAAAACAGTAACATCTTTTCTTGCGTACCAGTTTCTTGGGTCTACTTCTACAAACTTATTGTCTAATCTAAATATAGACTTATCATCTGCGTGAGCAATCTCTAGCTCATAGATACCCATAAAGACTTTGCGTAAAAATTCACCAAACTCTCTCGCTATCAAACGAACTCTAGCCTGTCGTTTAGACAGAACCTGGCTGACTGCACCCGCCGCTGTGTTGCCATGCAGAATGTCAGGGTTTATAGAGTTATCTGTAGCCCCTACATTTTGCTCTAGCATCTGATCAGCAATACCCATCATATTGTATGTGTGCTGACCAAAGGCAGGTTGACTTGGAAACGAAATAGCGTTTGGATGTTTTACTATATATGGTGCGCCAGGCTTACTGCTCATTACTGAGTCTAAGTCTACTTGGCCTTCTACAATAACAGGACGACCGTTATTAAGGTTGTACTGGTTATCCAGCTGGTTACGCCAAAGCTGACTCTTAACCTTCTGCAAGGGAGCCGCTGCGTCAGCAGGACAAAGACCTGTTAATCTATGTGGAATTCGGATAGGAGTCCAAATAACAAAAGGAATCTCATCAACTTCTTCAATGTTAAGAACTACATTTCCAACTTTGCAGACCTTAATAAGCTCATCGTAATCATCTTCATCGCGATCATACCGCATATAAACTTCATGCAAATCATAGACAGGACTAATAGTGTTGTCATCATCATAATAATTATTGCCATCAAAGTCCCTAGCAATCTTTTCAGGTGAGTCATATTCGTTGTACCCAGATGAATTTACCGCTTTGTCTATTTTTTTGGCATCAAAGCCCATCTCTATCAAATCGCTTTTAGAGACCATTTTGCGCTGACGGACATATTTAGAATCTTGCACGCTAGTAGCATTTCTATCTATAGCAAACTCTTCAGGTGGAACTACTTCTACTTTTGTTTCGCTTTTTGTTTTTGTTCGTAATAGCTTTCCTGAATAAGTAGTAAACCCAGTTAGCTCGTCAAACATCTCTTCAAATTCTGTGATTTCAACTTCAGGATCTGCTGTTAAGATATTAAAAGCTTCAGGAGATATATCCTCAAACTCATGGTTTGAAACCATATCTTCCATGCTTCTCCATCGCTTAATGACGCCTTGTCGTTGAAGCAATCCATCCATAAGGCTGTCTAAAATAACGCCAAATCCATCGTTCTGGCGGTAAAATACATACCTAACGTAGTCGGTTGCTTGTTGTGCGCCTTCTACGTCTTCTGGGCCTTGAGGCTCGAATCTAACAGTCTCATCGTCTGCAATGAAAAGCTCGGCAACATCGGCTTTGATATTCTCAACAGTCTGATAGACTTCTCTGGTAACGATTTTCGAGTAGCCGTCACGTTCATTCCCGTATCGCTCACCAAGATAGTAATCAATAAGATCAGCGCGAGTTTGCGCTGCATCGCTGTCCATGTGGTCAGATACATTGTCTTCGTATGAGTTAATTGCGGTTAATAAGTCTTTGTTGGAAACTGCCATTATGTGACCCAGTTGTAGTTGTTAGTTTCCTCGGTTTCCCAAGGTCGCCTTTTCTTGTTTGACTCAGATGCCTGTGCAAACCTTTGACTTTGGAATGCGTATCTTGTGGCAGACATTAAATCGTCTTCTTTATCTACTATCTTACCGTTATCACCAAAATGATAAGTCCCGTATTCCTGCTGCCAGAAGTGGCAACTTTGAAATACTTTAAATAATCCTTTCTGCATTGCTCTAGTTAACGCAGTAATACCAGCAGAAATCTTTATATCTCCCTTAGTTTGCGATATGTCAGGGGGATTTGTAAAGTGTTCTGGTAGAAAGTTAACTCCTTCCTGCCTGTACTGTTGCGCCATTGAGTCGCCGCCATCAAACGTCCTATTACCATCGTGCGGCCAAGCTATAGGCGGTTGGTGCGGTCTAGCCCTTATCGCTATGGCGTGTTCGACTGCGGTCTGACGAGATTCTCTGTATTCGTCAACTATATAAAAACAACCGTTCTCTGGGTTAATCGCACCCCATACAATCGCTGTAGGGTGATCAAACCCAAAGTCAATACCGCATATCCTCGGCCAAGAATCAGGTATGTCAAAGTCCTCCACTACCAGCTTCTCAAGCGAGTAAGGGAAGACCATGCCT